CCTAATCTGTCAGCTGCCATTGAGCATCAATTAAAAAAAGCGGGCGGAGAGAAGGCCGCCCGAATCTTGGCAAGTGCCGTTCTACAACCTGTGCCTGCGGATGTAATAATGGAAGAGATGGCAGGCGTCCGCCGCATTGTCATCCACCGGAATGATGCCGTATCTTTCCTTGCATGCCACCACCATCTGTGCCTTGGTGGCGTGCCCGTCCCCCGTCGCCCATTTCTTGAGCACCGCCGGATTCACAAACTCCGGTTCGGGAAGTCCCAGGCTGTCACATACTTCGAGCAGGATCCCCCGAAGTTCCGAGAGCCGGCGCATGTCATAGAAATAACGGTTCACACTCACATCCTCCGCTACGACCCGCCGGATACCATACGCGCGGATAAACGAGACAAGGACGGTACGGAATGCGCCGTGCATCTTGTTGCCGTTGCGCCGTCTGCTTTCGGTAAAGTTCCATGTTCCGGCCTCATGCACGGAAAAATACCCGGTATGCGTAGCTATATCCAATGCAAGCACCTCTTTCCTGTCCGGGGTACTATTCTCCAATCCTTGATTCGCCATTCTCTTTCATAATTACCAGTTTATGGGGATAACCTTCCGCAACATTACCGTGGGAGACAACCAGTACGGTACCTCCGAGCGAGTTCAATGCCTCGAACATGGAAGCCAGTCCCGCCTCGTCAACCGCCTCGAGTATCTCATCCAGAACCAGAAGGTCCAGTCCCTTGCCATCATCACAGTTACTGTTCACGAGTTTTTGCATGGCAAGGATGGTTGCGAGGTTCACCCGTGCCGCTTCGCCTGCCGAGAACTTGCCGAACGATCCGCAGTCAATGCCGTCACGCAACAGCGAAATGGAAATCTTCTCCCGGACCTTACCGCTTTTGAGGACGGTATAACCGTCAAAACGGATGCGTATGTCACTGCCGATATTCTGCAGGAACTCGTTTGTTATACGGCTGAGTGCCTCGATTTTTGTATTGGCCAGATAGGTCTTGAACTGTATGAACCGTTCTCTTTGCATCTCCAATGTTCGGAGTTCCGCATCTACGGCGGTCTTCCGTCCCGCCGCTTCGCGGGATTTTTCCCTCACCTCCCGGAGCGTGCTCCGGAGCGTGGATATCAGATCGGACGGCACCGCCTCGTTCAATTCCCTGATAGTGCCTTGCAAAGTGTCAATGGCACAGGCTGCCGCCTGTATATCCTCCTTTTCCGTCCGTATGCTGCGGCTCAGTGAGGCATTACGCTCGTCTACAAATCCGAATGTTTCATCGAATACCTTACGGCGGATGCTCTCAATCTCATTTTGCAGCGCGGTAATCCCGGCTGCAATACGCCGGTGTTTGTTTTCCGTCTCTTCCACGTTCCGGGTAGCGTTCCTGACGGCACGTTCATATCCGGCCAGCTGCTGTTCCCATTCGGTACGTCTGGCCTCCAAGGTACGGCGGCCGTGGTTCAGGCGGCTCTGCTGCAGCTCCACAGAACCGGTCTCCTCCTGTTTGTCTTCGATACGGCCATTAATTTCCGTGAGTTGCCGCTGTCGTAGTTTCAGTTCCCTCATTCCCGCCTCAATGTCAAACTGCGGCTCCGCTATTAGGAAATTATGTCCGCAGGCAGGGCAGGTGACGGAACCGGCCAGCTTGTTTGAGAGCTCGTCAATACCGGCCGAGACAATACGCCGTTTGTGACGCAATTCTTCGATGCATCCTGCAAGATTGCGCAGGCGGATGTCTGTTTCCCTCAGTTTCTCCGCTGCCGTACCGGACTGCTCGTTGTATTCCTCACAGAAGGCGGCATACTTATTTTTGAACTGTTCCCAGTTTTCAGTCTCCTCTTCCAGTTCCCGTTCCGCCTGTTTCAAGGAGGTGTCACAATCCGACAGCCCGGAAACGGCCGTCTGCAGCTTCTCTTTTGTCCCGGTGATAATCCCGTTCCAGTCCGTCTGTCTCGCATCGGGGAAGAGGGGCATCATCTCCCGTATCTTTTCCAGACACTCGTCCAGTGCCGTATCCCCCGATTCCAGCAACTGCAGTGCCTCATCCGCCTGCTGAACCGCCACAAGCCGTGTTTCATATCCGGCCACCGTCTCGTGTCCGATGCGTATCTGTTCCCTTTTGGCTGCGATGGCCGCTTCCAGGGAGGCGATGCGCTCCGCACGGGTACGTCCCCGTTCCGCTCCGGTTTCCTCTTCCTTGCGGATCTGCTCCTGTAACATCTCGACACGCCCGTCCAGTCCCGCAAGTTCCAATGCCGCCTGTTGCTTCTTTTCTGAGAGCGGCACGATATCCTCCTCAAGTATGGCAATGGCCTCGTCCACCAGGATACCGTTGGAAAAGCGGTTGATTATCTCCTTTTTCTCCTTGTCCGATGACGAAAGAAAATCCTCATACCGGTATTTGGAGAGAATGAAGTTGTTGAGCAGCTCCTCGCGCGTGATCCCTAACTTTTCAAGGATATAGCGGTTATAGGCATCGACCGAAGGCTGGACAGCCTCGTCCGTCGTCACCTGCGCACCGTTACGGAAAAGTGTGCAACTGACCGTGGATGCCCCTTTGCGTGGAATGCAGCGGTTGACAACCAGTTCCTCCGCTGAGTTGCCGTTGCTGAAATGTAATCCGATACGGCACTCCCCGGACGCATCGTTTATAATTTCTTCCGACCTTATCTTACGGAGCGGGCTGCCTGTGATACCGACAGCGATACACTCCAGCAGGGCGGATTTGCCCGCACCGTTCGACCTTTGGGACTCATTGTCCCGGTTGTCGCCGAATATCAGTGTCGTAACCCCTTGCCGTAACGTGTATGACAGCGAGCGGAAGGCACAGAGATTCTCAGCTTCTATTTTCTTTAATTTCCACATGTCCTGTTATCTATTTTGGATAAATACTCTAATCCGATTGAGACATCCTCAATCTGTTTTTCCCGGCAGAAATCCTCGTAAGTTTCCCGGATACGGCAGCTGTCATACTTTTCAAAG